CCATAAGGCCCCTTCGACAAGTTGGTCCAAGTCGCCAGCCTCTCAAGCTGGAGTCGGCAGTTCGAGTCTGCCAGGGGTCACTACGTCGCACCTACGTTAAAAGGTGCATTATGCAGAGGTCGCCTAACGGTAGGGCAGCAGCTTGCTAAGCTGCCGTCGCGGAAATCGCGGCATGTGAGTTCGAATCTCACCCTCTGCGCCATCTGCTTGCTTGTTCGAGTGGTTGATGAAATCGGTCCAGAAAACCGACGATGGGAGACTGTCCGAAGGTTCGAATCCTTCAGCAAGCGCCACTGCCCTCATTCTGTGCGGTATCCGTGCAGGTGAGGGCTTTTTCTTTTGCTTTTCGCTTCGAATTTCGGACTCGAATGGCGTTAATGGTCGGATATTCTTGATTATACATGCCTTTGCTGTATGGCAAATAGCTCCAAACAGTATTGGTTTTTACACCCAATTCTTCTGCAATTTCAGGAACTGACATACCGTTCGCACGCAGCTTCCCGATTTTTTCTGATGTTTCATCTGACCAGGCCCCGGCCGTAATCAGTATTTTGCGCACTTTCTGCAATGAGATGCCTGCACGTTTGGCAATGGTTCTTCTAGGTATACCTTGCTCGTGGAGCCGGAGAACCGTCTGTATTGTCGCGTCCATCTTGTCAGTACCTCGCCGTTATCGATTTTTGTATTGCCCTAATTGTTGTACTTTAATCATACAGCAAAGCAACAAAATTGTCCAGGAAGCAAAAGTGCCTTCATTTGCCACTGATTCATCCGTTCGGAACGATATCGAAAATACCTTGATATTATTCCGATGCAATATTCCGATAAGCCGACTTTGTTCCGCAAATTGTGGATTGGATTCCTACCAAAGTTTGAAAGCAGAATGTTTCATCTATAGCTGCAAGGCTTTGGTGAGGACGTTCACGGAATCAGTCCTTGACACCTCCCACGATTGAAATCGTGGGATTCCCCGGCCTTCGTTTGGTAAATCTAACGGCAGGATACTGCTCAAAGGTACAAATCCTTCAGCAAACGTCACAATCTCCAAAGTCAGCGATTGTTCGTAAATTTATGGGGGACTGCTTTCTTGTTTAGCACCACAATTTGTGATATAATAGCGAAAGAAAACAATGAATAATGGAGTGCCATAAAATGCAGAAATACGATTTCATCAAGAAGCAATATACGCCGTACACCCCACCTCAGAACGGGCATTGCGACATCATGGTTCATGCCAACGAAGAACTCAATTGTGCTGCGTGCGGACGTACCATCAACGAGCACAACGCATATACGTCTGCGGCCATCCAGAACGATATTGGCATTGGCTATCTGATTTGCAAAAGCTGCTATGAGCACGAGCTCGAAATCAGAAAAGCTGTAAAATAAGGGTCTAGCCGCCTCCATAAGGAGGCGGCTTTTTTGCTTGTAAAAATATGTATAAACTGTTACCATTTAGCGCTTTCCGTTGTGAGAAATTGCGAATTGCGGTATAATGAAAGGGTAAAAAGTGAAAGGATTTTTGCCGTATGTACATTGATTTCACGAGCAAGCAGTACTTCTTCATTCTGCACGCTCTTGCTGTTATGATAACGTTTTATAGCAACGATTTTTCCTCTATCTGCAAAGAGGTTGGAGAGGCTTATGGAGCAAGCGAAGCAGACATTGCAAGTGCTTGCGCTGCTCTGACAGCTGTAAACGTAACGGCACCTGTCAAAAGTTTATCTAACAAGTGCAGCGACATTCTGGAAGATATACTGCATCATGCACGGGAACTGCCGGGAAAGGACGCTCCATATAAATACAGTGTTAGCTTAGATGTCTCTTCCTGGAAAGCCGTTGCCGATGCGTTGGATACATACTCTCGTGTTTTGATGGGTCAATTTGGCGTCATCTATGAAGCACTTGATATTTCTGGTAACGATGAGCAGCACCTTCAGGCGTACCATGATGCCCGCTGGAATGGAGTAGGTATCATTGAAACCCGAGACCTTCTGATTCCACAGCTTAAAAAGATTGGCGTTGGCTGGAACGGAAACTTTGGTATTTCCAATTCAGGACTCGCTTATAACAGCAAACTGGCATATGAGATTCTCAAGACAATTCGATACGCGACAGAGAAACGAGATAGCTCCGTTCTGAAAGTCACAGACGAGCCATTGCCGCGTGCTGAAGGTTCTTCCCAAATTAGAGCACTGTAATTAGATTGGAGGTTTTCCGGGGTGGGCGACCACATCATTTCTTTCTTAGATATCTGCGCAATGCGCGGTCAGCTGGTTTTGGCAAAGGCACCGTCCATCCCGGCTATCAATAACAAAACTGTGTATTGTACCGGCGCTCACAAACACGGAGAGGACCGCTGCATTGTCCTTGACGGCGAGGAGTACAGCCAGATTCTTTTTGTTAACGGAACAATAAAACTGTATTGGCAGTGAGGTATCATTGTGGACAATATCATTGTGAACAGCGCTCTTTGGTATGCCGAGCAGAGCAGTCAGTTTCTTGTCAACAACCCCCACCTGAAGGAGGGGGTTGTTGACATGTACCCGGTGCCGTTCTCAGTGAAGAAGAGCTGGAAAAGCAGCGGGAATTTAATGCTGGTATCGAACCGTATCTTCGTGTCGCGGTTTCCGCAGCCTATTATCTTGCCTCCAAGAATGCGGAAATTAAAGAAGTGCGAGTCCCGAAAGAGAAGCGGCCTATCCTTGTTTCTAAACCTGGTGCAGCTCCTAAAAGAGTCAACGTTAAGACCTATAATGTTGGCTTTGTCATCGGGAAAAGTTTTGAAAGGCAGCTGGCTTCCGGTGAGGAATATCAGAAATCCGCAGCAACTGGCACGGGCCGTACGGTTAGACCTCATGTACGCCGCGCCCATTGGCATCATTATTGGGTCGGAGAAGGCCGAACTCGCTTAGAAGTTCGCTGGATTGAGCCGACTTTTGTGCTGCCGGAAGGAAAACGTGAGGTAAAAATTGCAGCAGTAAGACGCGTCATAGGTGCTTAAAGGAGATTCGTGTGAAAGCAAACTACAAAGTATTCGCAAGCAAGCAAAAAATGATGCCCCTGAAAAACACAAATCTAAGGGCTGGACCAACGCGATGCCAAAAACAAACGAAGCTAAAAAAGCCACTTGCACAAATGTGCGAACCGCCTAAAATAATAATTGCATAACAGATACCATCACTCACCTCCTAATTGAACATTAAATTAACAATCTGTCACGCACAAGTAAGCAGACTCTCTTTTGAGGGCCTGCTTCTTTTTTTGTATGTATTGATTAGAAACAAAAATATTTCAGAAAGGATGAATACTATGACCACAAATACCAAGAACAGCTTTACCAGGTTCGCGGCTGCCGCAAAAGATTGCTTCTATGTGAATTCTTTTCGCGCAGACTTAGTTCAGTGCGACAGGGCCTTGAAAATGGACGGCGAGATGCACGTCGAAGCGGAATGCTGGATGAACATTTTGGATGCCCTGGACGATAACGACATCAAGATGTATGTCGATAACGAATACCGTCCCGGACTTTTGAACCCGTTCCATAAATGGTGACGCTCCAAATACAAGTCAATAACCCACTACTAAAGTCGTGGGCTTGCGTCAGTAAGGAATCCCACCAAAAATAATAAATACCCGAAGTGTGAAAGGAGCATAACAATGCTTAATTCAAATATCAATAAAGCCCTTGAAATCAACTCGAATAAAGCCGTTCTTCTTAGCATCAAGAAGCAATGGCTTGAAAAAATTCTGAGCGGAGAAAAGACTATTGAGGTCCGAAAAACTATGCCGTGGGAAATTAGCTATCCTTTTGTAGTATTTTGCTACGAAACCAAAGCTAACGGTGGTGCTGGAAAAGTGACTGCCGCATTTGTTTGCCGTGACATCAATACACTCGATTGCCTGCGTGAGCTTCCGGCATATGCTATTGGCACGGAAGTGACCGAAAAGACCGCTCAATTCGTGAAGGACAGCTGCCTTACCGCAAATGAGCTGATTGCATACGGCAATAAGTCCGGCACTCTTTATTGCTGGAACGTTTCTGATGTCCAATCCATGGATATGTCGCTGCGAGAGCTCGGCGTTAAGCGAGCACCACAGTCCTGGATGTATCTGCGGATTCCTGATAACAAGACGTCCTGAACGATGTCTGTTTTGGCTGGCTACGTGTACAAGCCAAACAAAATATCAACTACACGATAAAAACACACTCGAATGAATAGTTCATCGTGCGAACAACGCAGACTCTCGATTTTTGAGGGCCTGCTATTTTTTATTTCAGGAGGAAAAATCGATGATTCTCTATCATATCATGGCAGACACCGGTTACTTGCCGGACGATGTCATTCCACAGATACCAACGAATCGGATGAAAGGGGAGGACCAGGAAATCCCAAGAATTTGTCTTGGGCATACCCTTGACGACTGCCTGACCAGTATTGGGATTGCGCATTTTGTCTCAAAATTCCTGCTCGCTGAGCTGCGTCAGAACAAAAAATACTCCAAGGACATGCCGTTACCGTTCATTGTCCGAATGTACAACATCAAGGACGAAGACCCGAATCTCTTGACCGAGGAAGAAACACAGAAATATGTGACGGATTCTGTCGTGACCAGTGAATGCTGGCTCACAAGATACGAGAAGCCCGTCAAAGTCCAAAAGCTCTGGCTTGTGGGTGGTGAAGTTGTTCTTTGGCCCTATATCGTTGACGGCGTCGTGTACGATTACCCAATCGTCCGTAACTCAATTTGGGCAGACAGCAAAACCTTGCCGGACCCGGAATTTCAGAATCAAATCATGGATATCACTCAGAAATGGCTTAACGAAGCCTAAAAAGAAGAACCTCAAAAACTCTTGCACATCCTTGCGAATTCCATAGTATTAAAGTTGTACGACAGATAACATCTACTTTGCACACCGCGTGCTCGTACAATTCATAATTCTGTTCTCATTCAAGGCAGACTCATCTTTATGATGGGCCTGCCTTTTTTGTTTTCAGGAAGCCGTCATCCACCCATTTTAACAGCGACTGATAAGGAGGTCCGCTATGTCTATTTCCAAACATTTTACTCCGAAAAACACCCGCTTCGCCATCTATGCCGGTAACCCAGGTTTTTCCGGCATGGTTATCTGCTTCGATTTTATCGGGTATGTTAAAGCCCCAACGCTCAGCGACGCCTATGATGCAGCGTATCGGTATCTTGCCAACAGCGGATATACCGCCATCGTAGTTCGTGAAGCATGAAGTTTTTCCAACAACCGAACATCTATCACATCCCGCCAGACAGTTATTGTCGGCGGGAACTTTATTTGAAGGAGTAATCACAATGAACGACAAATTGAAATTCTATGCCGGAACCATCGCTTTCATGCTCAGCGTTATCACCATTATCGGCTGCATAGCCTGCTTTTTCTCGACGCCTGCGTATGCTGCGCCGGTAAAGACAGCTGACGATTCCGATATCGAGTATGTCACGCCGTTGGAGGTTCATCTTCGGGAGCTCAACGCTCAGCCGCCTTTCGCGCCGGTACTGCCTGTACCTGAACCGGAAACGACTGAGACGGAGCCTGAATCTGAGCCCTCTGTAGAGACGGCAGAGACTGCGGTGGAACCTGCAGAAGAACCTGTGACGAACACGATTCCTCAGAACCTTTCTGACAATGAGTACGCCATCTACACAGCATTGCGGGATGTGGGTCTTTCCAAGGCCGGTACTGCTGCAGTAATGGGCTGCATGACAATGGAGAGTGGTCTTAACGCTTCAGCCGAAAACCCTTCGGATGGCGGCTATGGGCTCCTGCAATGGACGCACGGTCGCAAGACGAATCTCTTGAACTGGTGCTATGCATCGGGCCTGGATGTAAGTTCCGTGTCCGGTCAGGTCCAATTCTTTGTCCATGAGCTCAATGCCACCTACAGTCAGGCAGCTGGGTACTCGTATCCGGTATACGAGACACTCACCACGAGCGACAGTGTAGAAGATTGTCTTGCGATGTTCTTCTCGCACATGGAAGCCGGTGTGAATGTTCCTATCTCGTCCAGCAAGGTCTATTGCGGGAATCTGACGACCTTACAACTCTACAACAAGCGGCTAAACGCTGCTTACAAGTATTTCTAAAAAATGAGGCGATTTACTATGACAAACACTGCGTATAAGACTCGAAAACTACTGTCTATGCTCTCCAGCGCTGAGAAGGAGAACGACGGTCTGATGCTGACGCATAACCTGCAAAACATGCAGCGCAACGGCAAGCAGACGGGCTGTTACGGACACATCATGAATATCCTGAACGGAAAATGCGTGTATGTGACCACAGAACGGTCCTGCTATCAGCCGATTGCCGACAAGAATATGGTTCGCTATGCCGCCGATATGAAGGATTACTCTTCTGTATCGCTCGGTGCCAAGGGCCGCAACCAGTTCGTTACCAATGATGAGTTGGTCGGAAAAATCGTTGACATGCTTCGCTAACCGGAGCAAGAAAAGGAGTATCGCCATGAACAGAATCATCTATACCATCTTCAAAACCTTAGCCGCCCTGTTTGTTCTCTTCATCATCCTGAGCATCAGTGCTTTGGCACAGTCCTTCACGCTGCACAATATTGCGCTGCTCGTGTTCAGTGTCATCTGCCTGAACAAATGCTGCGGCATCCTGTTAAACTAAGGAGAAAAAATCATGAAGAATAAATACAAAGTTGTTGCCTTGGTTCCTTTGGAGTTCTCTGTTGAGGGAAACACCGATTCCAAAGAGGCAATCGAATCCGTCAAAAACATTTTCAAAGCGTGTCGGGATGATAACGACTACGCGGACATCGTTTTTGATGGTATCGAAGAGTCACTTCGTCACGACAGTATCGAGTACAAAGTTGAAGCCGCCCAGCCTGAACCTGAGGTGAAGGCAAATTCCGATATCCGTTCTGTTGCCTCCGATATCTGCGACGTCTTCGAAAACTATCTCGATGAAAACGGTGTCTGTATTGTGTGTGACGATGCAGACGAGGAACAAGACCGAAAAGCAAACGAAAGCGGCGCAATGTTGTATGGCATGGAATATTGGCATCTTGTCGAAGATGTCGAGTTCCGTGTGAAGCATATAAATGCACAATACAAGCTGTTCACCGTCTTTGATATTATGGAGGCATTTGATAAACTTCTCATTTCCAAAAAGCTTGGTGACTTTGTACCGAGCGGCGAAAATCGTTACCGTTTGTATGAAAAAATCCTGAGCTGTCTGCGCTCTGTCAGGGAGGAATTGTAATGAGTACGAAAGGTTGGAACAGTCTGAAACCCATTACGACCCCTGACCAGATGTCCGCGCCGATTCATTGGAACCCAATGAACGAGGATTGGAAAATGCGGCTTACCAAAAGCCAGATTTACAACACCTCTTCTGGTTTCGATACTCAAACGCTCGATGCTATGAAGAAGCTGCATGACAAAATCCTCACATTTGGCGGGGATGAAGTCTGCATGACGATGTTCGATGAAGATGCACCAAAAATCCTTGAACGCGGCCGGTTCTTTTATGGCAGCAGCTATATGAGGAAAGGCCAGGATTGCCAGTGCCATTACAATTCTGCACGGCTTTGGTATAAAAACAAAGACCGGTGCTTTATTGCAACGGGCTATGCTCTTTCCGAAGACGGGCTCTGGCGCTGTCATTCCTGGGTCGTTCAGCCAATGGCACGCACCGTTCGCGTGTGGGAAACCACCGTCAAGCGTGTTGCCTATTTCGGCGTGGTTTTGACCAGCGAGGAATGCGAAGACTTTGTCGAGAACAACACATAACAATTGGGGAGGTTACCCAACATGGGTGAACAACTACATTTCAGTATGGATGGTGAGTTCCTCACCGCCATTGCACGTGACTGGTTCTGGAATATGGACAAGCCGTATAAAAAGTGTGAGGAGCTGCTGCTCTCTTGCATGATGGGTGGCAACGAGGAAGAAAAAAGGCATGTTTGCCAGGACATTATCGAAGGCCGGAAAAAACTTGTTGGTGTCAATGAGTTTGAACTTGTCGATGACAATGTTCATGTTCGTTCCCTCGGGCAGAAGGTTGAGGAGCTTCAACACAAGATGCTGGTCAATCAAATTCGTGAGGATATGATTGCACATCCGCTCAATTATGTTGACCGCTTTGCTATGACTGATAGCTATGAAACGCTCTGCACCAATGCAAAACACCATTATATCGATTGCAGCTATGACGGTATCAAGTGCTTCCTCTATGGGAAAACGGGTTATTCTGATGCATTCAACAACGGTGCATGGCTTTTTACCCACCCAGACCTTGTTGCAGAATTCAATGGCGAACCGCTTCCTGAGCAGGAATCCAACCCGGAATTCTACAAAACCGATTTTTGGACCAAGCTTGCCTCTTGGATTGAAGCAAACATGAAAGGCACATCCGTTGAACGCCGTCAGCGACTGTACAACAGCTATATCAGTGATAGACCAATTCAGCATCAGCTGACCGAATATGGTCTGATTGCTCCCGATGGCACCTGGTATGCCTGCGAGTTTGGCGAGCACGCTGCCCTGGCTGGCCGCATCATCATGCGCAATCGAGAAGCGTTTGGTCTTTCTGACCATGAAGTTCTAAATATGGCGTATGACTGGAGCGGCAAGGGTCTCGATTTCCTATATAAACGCGGTTGGATTGCCATTCGTAATCCTTCGATGGGCAATACATTCCTCGATATGGATGAGACCAAAACCGCAACAAAAGCTCAAGTAAATACCATTTTTGACTATATTTCTAAATTCAACCGCTATGACATGAATATTTCTAAAGTTATGGTTGACTAAAAAGGAGATTTTATTATGACTTCCAATATGACTATGACCGCTATTTCCATCTGTGATTTCCTGAAACTCATCGTGAAAAGCACGGTGAAGCATTACACCGAGGATTTCAAGCTGGACATAAAGATTTTCAAGCGCTATGCAAAAGAAGCACAGGAAACTGGAAAAGCGGTGCCAATGCTCTGGTTCTGCCGTTACAACGGAACGTATCTTTGTCTCGAAGAAGATGCTTACAAAGTAGGTACTTCGATGTTCAATACATTCAAGTACTACGATGAAAATACGGAAGATGAAGCTCGAACCATTAAGGCTTTTCTAGTCACCGTTACAGGGATGGAAGAGAGAAAGCCTATCGGCTGTATCACTCCTATCAACTATAAGGGCGAATGTGACCGCATCCGTCATTACGCGGTTCCGTCCCATAACGTTGAGGTAATATACAAGAATGGCACGCTCATTCAGGAACGGGAAGTCTTTGATAAATATCCAATCGTGAAGCACCCGAAGTTTGGTACGATTCGGGAAGCCAAATTCTTGGCCGATGACCCCGATGCTCTTGATTATGCATTGCACATGGCTCGCAATGAGAGAAAGGCAGGGTGACAGCCATGAAAACGATGGTTACATTGACTCACGAAGAAGCCCAAAGCTATTTGGCGTACGCTCTGATTTGCGAAACGATGGAAGGAGCCTTTTGGAATTCCGGACGCCGTCGCAGACTATACAGCAAGACGTTTACCGAAGCCGAACAGAGGCAGATTCCCCGCATCAAAGCCACTGCTCACAAATGGTGTTTGGTTACTGGTGTTCCTGAAAAGGTACGCATGAGATACAGCACCTATTTGCTGTGGCAGAAACTCGCGATGTTCTGCGCTGAAATTTAATTTTTCATTACCGCTGCCCATTTGGGTGGCGGTTTTTTGTTGCGGATTTATGCGAACGGCCTATAATCAAAAATGTACGATAGATAACAGTTATCGAAAAGGCACCCTGCCCTTCGCACACTTAACAATGCGCTTTAGGCGAACTTCCCATTTGGGTGGTTCGCCTTTTTGCGTATAAAAGAAAGGAAATAATCAAAATGAATGAGTACGAAGCAACAATACAAATCAACCCAACCGACGATATCAAGTTCATACTTGAGGAGTCCGGCTGCTATGAGTCTGAAATTGAAATGATGAAGGCCGGTGGCACCTATGATGCGTTTGTCAAGCGTGTCTATGATGCCATCGACTGGTCTCATTTGTTTGAGCGTATTGCTCAGATGGAAAACGAAGCCATCACGGCAGCTATCGACAAATTGTCTGATAGCATGATTTGATTGTTAGGAGGTAAATTCTATGTACATTCTCATTAAAAACCAGGAAGGCGAAAGCATGAACTTGCTTTCCCAGAATACCGATTTCAACGCTCTACTGGCAGCCATGAAAACTGACATTGAGGCAGAGTACGAAAAGGCAACAGGTTATGCGATTGACCTTGACGAGGATTCCGGCAGCGATTATGAAGTCGGTATCAACGTTGAGGACAGTGCAGCAGACGGTTTCTGCCTTGCGTCCGGGTATATGTACGGCGCAGACAGCAACTTTGACTGGGGCATTTTCAAAGTAAAGTCTCAGAAAAGCAATGTTGCAGCGAAACCCTACATTGGCTTGGATATGAACGAGTTCTTTCGGCAGAAAATGCTGCTGATTGACTTGTCGGCAAAAGTGAAGGACCTCGGCTATGACCTTCTGGCCGATGAACTTTGGGGCGCAATCGGTGTCTTCGACGCTGTACAGGATTCAGCTGAAGGAGACGGTGTTTTCACTGCTCCGGAAGCGGATGAAGAAACCGGTCTGTTCCTTGACGATTTTTATAACGACGTTCTGGAAAAGATTCTGAACGCCGACAAGAAAAAGGAGGAAAAGTAAGCCATGAGACTCTACATCCAAGGCGAACACGGTAAGCTCCTAACTTTCACCCCGGAAGAAATCAAGGAAAAGCTCGGTATTCCATTCGATATCGCTGCTCTTGGCATCGAGGTAGATGATGGCGACATCACCATCAGGGCTCAGTCATACCCCAAATGGGATTATCAGAACGGGAACCCGCCCATTGACCTCTGCGTCAATGAAATGCAGGTTGGCTCACTGGCTATGCCGACGTCCGACATTCCGGCTCCCGTCATTTATCTTTATGATGAACAGGGGCAGGATGAATCGGATTGGTTTGCATGTACTAGCTTTGCACCCCGTGCATCTGGTGACGAAAGTTCTCACGTCGTCTTCTGTGACATGAGTTTTGGCAATGCGTTTGCTACCACAGACGTTTTTGTGAATCCGCGCAAGGGAATCCCTTTCGTGCAGTGTTCCACTGAGAATCAACTTTCTGATTTCAGGAAAGCTGATTCCCGTCAATAACCCACGACTGAAGTCGCGGGCTTGTGGAAACACGAGTCTGTGATTTCAGCTGCGCCCGAAAGGGTGTGTTGACTACCCTATGCGCATTAAGTTGCGCCTCGTTATAAGCGAATAGATAGTTACCGTGTGGCGTCAATCCTAACTGCACGCTCTAAGGCAACACATCAAAGAAATCTGAGGTAAAGACAACAGGTGTGGCTGCATTAAACCGCTTATAACTTTGGGGAAGGATTAGCTTCTTCGGAAGTAACTCCTCTTCGGAGGAGAGGATAGCTTATCATTAGCTGTCACACAAATAGAAAGGAGCATGGTATCATGCAATATGTGTATGTGCTTAACAAACACGGCGAACCTTTGATGCCGTGCTCTCCACGCAAGGCTCGCTTATTGTTAAAGCAGAAGAAAGCATGCGTTGTAAAACGCACACCGTTTACAATCAAGCTCCTGTATGGAAGTACAGGATACAAACAACCTATTACTTTGGGCGTAGATGCAGGCAGCAAACATATTGGCATATCTGCTGCCACTGAAAAGTACGAACTCTATTGCGAAGAGGCAACTCCACGCAATGAAGTGGTTGATTTGCTTTCTGCACGCCGTGCTTTCAGACGCAGCAGGCGAAACCGCAAAACCCGTTACCGTGCGCCGCGTTTCAACAACAGAGTGCATAGCAAGCATAAGGGCTGGTTAGCGCCATCAGTGGAGGTCAAGATTCAAGAACACATTACGCTTATCAAGCGAGTATGTCGTATTTTGCCTGTTACGTTCGTCAGAGTAGAAACAGCAGAGTTTGACACACAACGTCTAAAAGCAATGCTGGAAGGTAAACCTCTGCCGGTAGGCACAGATTACCAGCTTGGTGAGATGTACGATGAGTACAATGTACGCCAGTATGTGTTAAAGCGTGACAATTATACGTGCCAATGCTGCGGTGCGCATCCAACAAAAACAAAAGCTGTAAAGCTGCATGTGCATCATATCGAGACCCGTAGAACAGGTGGCAATGCTCCCAATAACCTGATTACGCTTTGCACAGCTTGCCATAAAGCTCTACACGCTGGAAAAGTAACACTTGACGGCAAAAAACGTGGCAGGTCTCTCAAAGATGCAGCTTTTATGGGGGTTATGCGTAAGACACTTATGGAACGCTTGCTTAAAGAGCTGAAGATTCCGGTACAAGGGACTTATGGCTACATAACCAAGTACTTGCGTGAGAAGCATAGTATTCCTAAAAGTCACACCAACGATGCACGCTGCATTAGCAAGAACCCATTGGCCATACCTTGCGATACTTGCTACTACACGAAGGCTATACGCCACCATAACAGACAGCTGCACAAAGCAACTATCCTAAAAGGTGGTATACGCAAGGCTAATCAAGCTCCGTACACCGTAAAGGGTTATCGTCTTTGGGACAAAGTATCCTATAATGACTCAGAATGCTTTATCACAGGCAGACGAACTTCTGGATACTTCGCTCTTAAAAAATTGGACGGTACTGTTGTTTCTAATAGCGCGTCCTACAAAAAAATGCGGCTACTAGAAGTCGCAACAAATTATATTACAGAAAGAAGGTGAAGGAACAATTCCTCCCATGACTGAAGTCACGGGTATCCTTGCCCAGCTCAATGAATAATATCTGACTCGTATCTTTGCGGTCGCTCCCTTTGGAGCGGCCGCTTTTTATTTTTAGTTTTCTTGCGCAAATGTGCGAGTCTCATAAAATAAAAATTAGGGAGGTGCTGTTTTGAAAATTCAGAGAATCATGCCTGCAACTACACATTCCATGAAAGACGCGTTACCGCTTGGGACTATCCTGACGGTGAAAAATGTTGCAGACCAGAAATATATTGTGGTCGGCTATGACACAAGTTCTTTTCCGCACAACTACTATGCGGTTCCCTGGCCGCAAGGGTACATGGGTGAAGAAAATATGTACTTGGTAGGATTTGGTGATATTGCGAAAGTTCTGTGTCGCGGCGGAATCAATGAGGAATCCAGAGTTTTCTTGCAGGCACTGGATGATGTGTTGAACGGGAGGTGACACGGTGACGGTAAAAGAGCTGAAGCATATGCTTGAGAACGCAGACGACAACGCTATCGTCGTCGTACAAAACAACTGGGCTCCGGCAGAATTCCTGAATGCCTCTGCTCGGAAGATGGTGCTTGTAAAAGCAAATGGCAAGCTCATGACGCCAAAATGGGCCGAGGCGAGCGGGTATATCTGCGAAGGCCCTGCTATGTCGGCAATTTTATTCGATTGAGGTGAGAAAAATCATGCCCGATAAAAAAGTGGCCACGCAGGCATCTGATGGACCCTGGGAACGCGAAACCATCATCACATTCAATGATGCGGAGAAGAAAGCATCCTACTACACCTGCAACAAAGCTCGTATGGAACAGCTAAAAGAGCTTGCCAAAGAGTACCCTGATGCTGTTATAATCACGCGGGATGAGGACTGGTGTATGGAGGCAGATATGCCCAAGAAATGGGTCAAAATCAAGCCGCCTCGCAAGCTGACCGAAGAGCAATATGCGGAACTGGTCAGACGCGGCAAAGAACTTGCAGAGCGGCAGCGACAGGCAAAGAACTTAGTGAAGGAATAATCCGGCTTCATATGCCGAAAGAGGAGGATATAAAATGTATAATTCTTACAGCGCATTGAATCTTTTGGGCGGTATGCTCTATACGGTGATTCTTCTGGTGGTAGCGTATTTTGTGCTCAAAATCGTCGCCAATTGGAAAATTTTTGAGAAGGCCGGGCAGCCTGGCTGGGCATCCATCGTCCCGTTCTACAGCAACTACATCGAATTCAACATTTACTGGGGGAACGGCTGGTTGTTTCTGATTCCGGTCGTGCTGAGCCTTTTGTCCGGTATCCCGCTGCTCGGCAATCTGTTCCTGGTCGTTGCTCTCATCATCGGTGCTATCACCAACTACAAGAAAGCTGTTGCGTTCGGTGAAGGTATTGGTTTCACGATTGGTCTTTGCCTTCTGAATCCGGTGTTCAACATGATTCTTGCTTTCGGCCATTATGAGTATCACGGTATCCCGCAGGATGGCTATTCCTATTCTCAGCTCAAGACCAAATATGAGGAAAAGAAAGCCGAACAGCAGAACAACCCCAGTACTGTTCAGTACCAGGCTCCCGAAACTCCCAAAGAGCCGAGCCAGAATGTTCAGTATCAGACTCCGAATGCTCCTGCTGAAGTCAAGACCCCGCCGACTCAACAGAATCAAAATCAGGACAATGGCTAATATTATTTGGGTCGTTGTGTTTCTCTGCGTTCTCATCGCGTCCTGCTTTGGAATGTACTATTTCCAGGGTGAGAACAAACAAAAATTTGTGTTTTGCTTTTTGCTGGTAGCATTATCTTTTGGAGTTCTTGCGTTTCGGCTCCTGGATATTGCCTACACAATGATAAACGCAGCTGTCAAAGCCGCACAATGACCTTTTTTGCAATTCTCAAACTGTTTTTTGGCAGACCTTCCAACCGAGGGCCTGCCTTTTTTATTGTTGCCAGGAGGAAAATCTATGAAAATCCGATTCTATACAAACAACAAAGAAGCTATTGTATTCGACCTTGAGGATATTTTGAAGCAGCTCAACATTGAAGAGCAGGTAGCCACTGTCGGCCTTGTCATTGAAAAAGACGAGGCCGAGGTTGAGGCAATCGCTCAGACAATACAAGACGATTATCCGAACATGTACCTTCAGGCAAAAGAATACGGGCGAAATCTGACCTTGGCTTGTGCGGAGCTTCCGAACCCTACTAACCCGGATATTGTAACCTACCTCTATGCGGGCGATGATGCTACGGAAACTGACAGTTGGATTGCGAAAGTGAACAACACAATTCGTGCGCAAGGGGATAACAGTGAACGGCTCATCCATATTGACTCGAATCTCGCTGCCGTGGTAGAAGCAAACGAAACGGAACAAGGATACTATGCTTCCACCGTGTCGCAGCATGACAAGGCCACAAACGAAATGCTGAGTTTTCGACAGATTGCAGAGTCGTTGGAAGCTGTTGGGGATAACTACAAGTACCAGAGCGCAAGCAACATTCTGACTGCAAGAACCAAAGCAGAGCGGAACTATATTGTCCGGCTTATCAAGATGTATTGCGACGATACCAAATACCTTGCTGGTTCTATGCCGCAAAGTGAGTACCCGTTCTGTGTCCAGAACGTTGACGCTCTGAACCAACGCGATGCGCAGTGGTCCGAAATCAAAGAGTATCTTGCACAGGACGAGAATCGCAACAAGCTGGATGTGATTCTTGGCTTCGTGCCGGATGAGGAGAGCGACAAGACTCTAATTCTGCACAGCATTGAAGAAAAAGGGAAGGCCATGTCTGATTCTGAAATCGAAAAAGCATATAATTTGCTGTTTGGTGACTGTAGCAATGGATGAATAATCTTGCGCTTTCGTGCGAGACCCGTATAATTTAGCTTGTACGATAGATACCATCTACTAAGCACACTGTGTGCTCGTACAATTCACACTTCGCTTTAAGGCGGACTTCCCACACCGGGAGGTTCGCCTTTTTGCGTACAAAAAAAAGGAGTGTTATAATGGGTAGTATATGGACGGCTCTTGGCAACCGACTTGAAACCGCTTGGAAGAGACCTACTAAGCCCAACTCTAAACGCCCGAAAGACGGTGAAATCATCGACGAAGAGAAATCGGTGCGCTGGAACAGGGAAGAGGTCGTTCGCCGACAGAAAGCCTGGGATGCGGAATGCTCTCGGCTGAAGAAGGCGCAGAATGCAGAAATCGAACACATCTCGGAAGCTATCGAACTTCAAATTCAGGAAGACATCAAAGCCGAAACGAAACGCAGCATTTCCAAAAAGGCTGCAACCATCCTCTGGCAAAAAGCCTACGACCGTGGCCACGCCTATGGTTTCGCTGACATCTACTGTGCCATCGAAGACTACGAGGAGCTGGTTGTTGCCGTACTCACAAACGCCCGCTGAACTCAACCACAAATCACAGAAAGGAAAAAATATGAAATTAAACGAATATCTCACAGAAAACGGCGTCAAGCTGATGATTAAAGGCTCCGGAGAAAATTGTCCTCCACGCCAGACAAACGACCTCGGTATGTACGATTACGCCGAAGGTCTTGAAAACGTCATCGGCAAAATGGCTTGGATTTGCGATTATCGCGCAAATGCAGACCCGACCAAAAAGCCGATTCGTAACATCAAGCCTACCCCGGTTGTTGTAACGGACGCAAAAGAAACGAGCAAAACCATCTATTATTCTCCGGTCTATTTTCGGCCGGTAAATCGGGGTAAGATTTCTTCAACCGTCATTGCCCCATTGGACAACACCGGGTATCGCTGCTGCTCCGGCACTTCCGTCAACATCTTCTACACGAAAGAAGAGTGCGTGAAGTGCTATCGGGAGCAGGTTCGACAGGCAGACGAGATTTATGAGAAAGAGAAGGCTCGCATCATCAAAGAGTTCGACGCTCGCATGCAGATTCTCAATGATTCTCTCACGCCGTTCAACGATGTCCCGCAGAGCGATTACACCGTTGTCGCAAAAATGGATGTTACGAACGATTCTCTCGGATACAATGAGAAAAATCGGCATTTTTATCTCGAGACGACCCGAACCATGATTCCGACTCGCTATACCATCGAAATGCTCAAGATGCAGGCACTGATTGGCCCGGTGGATGAACTCCGTGCAAACACCACCTGGCAAAAGGGCGTTCCTTTCCGTATCCTTATCAGAACAACAGTTTTCGTGGATGGTATTGAAGATGTCAGCCAGGCCACAACGGAATCTCAAACCATTACCCTTTGATGAACTATGAAGAGCGCACGCCCCGTCTATAGCCGTAAGGCTTAGGTGAGGAGGTTCACAAAAAACAAAACAATACATATGTGAGGTAAAATGTTATGTCTAACAACATGTCTATTTCTTCCATCAAGGAACATTATAATAATCTCTGCACCAAAGCCAAAGAATGGAGTGCCGCCTACTATGAGCAGGATGCTCCGGTTGTAACGGATGAGGAATACGATTCCGTGATGCACGAGATTCGTGATATCGAAGCGGCACATCCTGAGTTCGTGACCGCTGACAGCCCTACACAGGTTGTTGGCGGCAAGCGTGTTCTCGGTATTCCGGTTGAACACCGTGTACCGATGCTTTCTCTGCTTGATGTGTTTTCCGATGATGAGGTCCGCAGCTTTGTGGATTCGGTGAAAGCTGAATACTCCGATGTGACCTTCTCTGTGGAGCGCAAAATCGACGGTCTGAGCTTGTCTCTTGTCTACGAACGTTCTGACGATGGTCTTGCCTATCTGACCCAGGCTTCGACGCGCGGTGACGGCCATGTCGGTGAGGATGTGACCGCCAATGTCGCAGCCCTCACTTGCCTGCCTCGCAGCATCGAGCTGCCCAAGGGTATCGGCAAAATCGAACTCCGTGGCGAGTGCTATATGTCGGAAAAGGACTTTGAAGCAGCCAATGCAAAGCAGGCGGAAGCAGGGAAGAAGCTCTTTGCGAATCCCCGCAACTGCGCTGCTGGCTCTCTGCGTCAGGCTGACCCGTCTATTGCACGGGAACGCAATCTGCAGGTGTTCGTTTTCAATGTTCAGAGCGTCAACAATGGTGATGCAGCACAGTTCAGCCCGTATCATTGTGACCAGCTGAACTATCTGCGTGACATCTGCGGTTTTAAGACCACCTATTACGCTCATTGCAATGACATTGATAGCATCTTGGCAGCCATTCACGACATTGAGGAAAAACGCTATGATATCGATTACCCGATTGACGGCGCAGTCATCAAAGTCGATGAACTGAGCATTCGCCAGAAGATGGGCGAGCGCACCAAGACCCCGAAATGGGCTGTGGCGTTCAAGTATCCCGCCGAAGAAAAGGGGACTATCCTGCGCAGCATTCAGTTGCAGACAGGTCGTACTGGTCGCATCACTCCTGTCGCGGTCTTTGACCCCGTGCAGCTTGCCGGAACCCGTGTGGAGCGTGCAACGCTCAACAACGCCAACTTCATCAAGGCGCTGGACATCCGCATCGGCGATACTATCGTCCTGCATAAGTCCGGCGACATCATCCCGAAAATCACAATGGTGGAGTTGGAAAAGCGTCCTGCAGACGCTGTGCCTTATGACATGGCGAAGCAGGTCTGCCCCGTTTGCGGTGCGCCTATCGCGCCCGTCAACGGTTCTGTGGACCTGTACTGCACGAACGACATCTGCCCTGCAAAGACCGTGAATCGTGTCATTCACTTTGCCTCGAAACCCTGCATGGACATCAAGGGACTTGGTCCTCAGATGATTCAGGACTTGGTTGACAGCCGGTTCATTGAGAACCCCGTTGACCTGTACTGGCTCTATGAGGAGGAAGGTGAACTGACCAACATGTATGGCGCGAAGATTGCCAAGAAGGTTCTTGCTGCCATCGAAAAGTCCAAGGAGCAGAATGCCGCCCGCGTCCTCAAGGGCCTTGGCTACCGTCTCATCGGCGGTCATGTTGCTCGTGCGCTGTTTACTCAGTGCAAGGCTACGAAGGGCAACCTTCTGACACTGTCCACGCTCAATGTAGATACCATCAAGGAGTACAACATTCCCGGCTTTTCTGATGCTATCTATGCTGCGCTCGATGCGATGCTTTCCAGCGCTGAATTTACGCAGGAAGTCAATACCTTGCATGATGCCGGTGTCAATCTTGACTACCATACTCCGGCAGGTGCCAATGATGAGTCTGCGCCGCTCGCTGGCAAGACATTCGTTATTACCGGTACACTGCCTTCCATGAGCCGCGATGAAGCCAAGACTTATATCGAAGCGCATGGCGGCAAAGTCTCCGGAAGTGTCTCCAAGAAGACGAGCTATCTCGTTGCAGGTGAAGCTGCCGGTTCCAAGCTCGATAAGGCAAACGCTCTGGGCGTGCCCGTTCTGAGTGAGGATGACCTTAAAGCAATGTGTCTGTGAGAGGCGGTCTCGGTATGTACGACTTTGACCGCATCGTTAAGGCTGCGGAGTCCTGTGAATTTCACAACGCATTTGCCTCTGACATTAAGCTCTGTGAAAATGCACTTGGTATGGGTGGTCTCATGGGAATCAATGCCGAATGCTGGCTTGATATTCTGAACACCATGCCGGACGCTGAAATCGCAGAGTATGTCCACACTAAGTATAAGCCCGACCTCTTGAATCCTTTCAAGGGAACATCCTTGTATATTAAATCCTGACCTACTTGCCGTCCACCCTTCACGGGGTGGGCGGCTCTTTTTGTCAAGACGTGCGAATCCGATAAAATGTTGTTGACACCTCCCACGATTGAAATCGTGGGCTTTCCCGGCCTTCGTTTGGTAAACTTTTTTTCGAAAAAACTATTCAACTCCTTGACGGCGTGTGCGGCACCCATAAAATAGATAATGTAACAGAGATATCATTGATTTGCCATAGTTCATATTCCTCCTGGAAGAAGGACAGATGCCCATATTGGGTTTCTGTCCTTTTTCTTTTTTGAGGATTTCCGCAGATTTTCTGCGTTTAATATAGATTCATCCCACGGGATGTGGACTTCTGACAGCCGAAGGAAAGGCTGATTATATAGAATTGCTATGCTAATCAACATAGCACGCGTACACAGCGTCAATGTGTTTATATAAATGTTCCTGCACGCGAACGCCGCGTTAAGAGCGTATTTATATATACCGTATAACAATTACAAACCTTCAAGGAGGACTTTATCATGATTCGAAACATAATTTAGCGAGTAGACACCATCATTAGCAACCACGAAGCCAAAGCTAAGCAATATGCAGTTAGCTATGGTTCATTCGTTCACGGTCTAATTAAGACCTAGCTGAGCAAAGATGGTGTGATACTCGCGCTCCTGCTGGAGCAAGTGAAACTGACCGATGCCGCGAAATTACTGCTGCTTTTGGCAGTAGTATCAATCGCTGGCGCATTTCTTGTCAAGAAAGTCTTCAAAAACTACAGCCACATCAAAGGATTGACCGAAGACTTTCTGAAATCAGCTGACGTTTTCGGAGCTGTCAAAGAAGCGATTTCTGATATCGCCAGCGGCTCCTGCAAAACAAACAACAAAAAAGAATAATAACATCCCCGATATATGGGGCTCACATTGCTGTGGAGATGAATTCGAGAGCAGCACGGCAGCCCCACGTTAAGGGGTTATATTATGGCTAAAAAGAATAATAACGTTAAGTTCAATGTTGGCCTCACTGATAAGTACTTTGATGCAGTATCTCGCCAGAACTTACCCATGTGCGCTGCTGCAGATGAAACGATTGACAACGGCTTTTCCAACGCTATCGGCCTCATCAGCATGCTGGTCGCTATCGTTAAAGGACATGACAAAAACCTAATTGGTATGGTTATTGCCGACTGGGGTAAAGGAATGTCCAAGGAGAAGCTGCCGGAATGCCTGCAGTTCGGTAACGACCATACCAATGAAGGCCCGCTGTGCATCCACGGCGTTGGCTTGAACAACTTCATCCTTGTTGCTACCCGCAACAAGTATCCCTGGTTCATCGCTTCCAAGGAGCCTGGCGAGAGCACCTATCATCGCGTTGACGGCCCATTCGCCACGACCATGACGATGTCTGAGCAGGAAGAAATTCCTATGGAAGATATCGTTATGCGTGAGCAGTTCAAGGCTCTTGGCGCACCGTCCACCATCATTTATGTGGAGATGGACAAGGCCACCGCCAGCACCATGCTGACCAAGAACGGCAGCTGCGCTGAGAGCAGGGTCACCAGCCTGAATGTACTGCGTACCTGCCTGGCTGAGCACTTTGGTGTCATGTACCGCAACTACCTGGCACCTGATGCCACCGGCGTCGCTCCCGCCCGTATCCTGATTCCCGATTATCGTATGTTTGACGGCAAAACCCGCGATGTGCTCGTCAAGCCTATTTTCCAGCCGTACAAGGAGAAGCGGCAGGATAAGCGTTTCGTTGTGGAGTACGATGGATATGAAATCCCTGTCAAGGTCGAATGTGGCCTGCTTGACAGCGAAGCAACTCGGGGTATGGTTACTGGCGGTTACGATTTGAAGCGTTTCTACCAGTGCAACATGCCCACTCAGGGCTTGGATATTCAGCTCGGTGACCGCGTTATTTCTACGGCTCAGTTCGATACCATCTGGGATAGGGCTCGTCACCCGTCCTTTAACGCCTTTACCGGCGTTGTGGCTGTCGATATCACTGGCCTGCCGCGCGGATTCCTGAACACCCTTGCCAACAAGTCCAATATCGACTTGAGCGACAAGGGATGGCGTACGATTTTCGACGCCATTGCCGAGAACGTAAAGCCTTTCGATAGTGAGCCATTTACCCTCGAAAAGTATGCGCAGGAATTTGCCAATCGTCTGGTTGCTGACACTGGGAATGAAGTTGAACTCAAGTTTCCCCTGTACGCAAACCGGACTCGTATCGACGTTCTGGAACACATCGATGAGTCCCACTGCCGGATTTACGACTTTATGAGCGGCGTTGCTACTTTGAAGTCCGTAACCGAGCTGCGGACTCATTGGGATGGCATGGTTGCGCAGGGCATTCAGCCCATTTCGGCTGTGATGTACTGCAACAAGCGTGGTCCGATGTTGAAGCATACCTGCGATGAGATGAATACTCTCGTACAGGCAATGAACGACGAGGACTTCTACATGACCCTTGAAGCTGCTGGTGGTGATGTATCCAAGATGCCGCACTACAGCTTTGATGTGGTTCTCGACCAGAATATCCCCATCAAGAAATAAAGGCACTTGCCGTCATCCGAAAGGGTGGCGGCATTTTTTTGTTGAGCTATTGCTTAAACATCGAGATTCCTCATGTGGGGTGTAGCGTTTTGTACCGATATATGCTATAATAACGCAAAAAGGGAGGGACCAACATGGCAGAAAATAATAACAACGGTGGCAAAAACACTAATATCATCACCAAAATTAACGATACCATTTCTAATGTCCTGCGCGATTTCCCGCCTGTTGTTCAGACAATTGCAAAAGTCGTTATCTTCGGCGGGCTCATTCTTCTAGTCTTCAAAGCCATCGGCTGTATTTTCCCTGTTGTTGTGAACGTTCTTTTTGAACTTCTAACAAGTATTGTTACCATCGGTATTCTGGCACTCATTGGTTCCGCTTTCGTATACCAGGTAAAATTACAAATGACCCGCGATGAAAATTCGTTTCTGCTGAATGAACGACTCAAGTATCAGAAAAAAGAATACGAGGAACGTGAGCGCAGAAGACAAGAACGAGATAACAGACGATAATACATAATCATACATAGGCTGTCCAGCTTCGGTTGGGCAGCTTTTTTTATTTTCCTGTTGCAGGCTCTTGCGAATCGTATACCATAAAAAGTATGAAAGGAGTTTATCATGAAAACACTTGAATCCTTTTTTAGCAGAACTGCACAGTTTGGCTTGCTCATTTATCTGACCGGCTGCTTTGGGCTGCTGGCTTTTTTAGCAGCTGCGGTTGCAAAATGGATTAAACTCATTGACGTAATTCAATATATTGCCTTTGCTTTTGGACTCGGATTTCTCACTTTGTTTATCGGCGTGGTAGGTCTCTCGCTCATTGGTATAGGGCAAAACCACAAGCACAAGGAGGTCAAAGACGCATGACTAAAAAAATTATCAATGTTACCGCAGCAACAATGGCGCTCACTATGATGCTTTCTGGCTGTGCCACATCTGTGGTTCAGGAACGGAAAGACCAGGCGGCCGCAGCGGCAAGTGCCGAAGCAGCACAGGCTGCCGTCACAGCAACGCCGGAACCGACAGCAGAACCGACCCCGGAACCCATCAATGCCTGGTCTTTGTTGTCGAATCTCCCGGATTTCACGCCCGGCACGCTGGACAATCCCGACACTACCTGGCCGGACGGCATTCCGATGGGACAGAGCCCTCTGTCTTATGATGACGGCGGCAAGTTTTATTCGCTGCGCAGCGTTGATACCGGCAAAACGCTGGATATCACGGACGTTGCATTACAGGATGTCCGAGATTTGCCTGTAAAGGGATATCTGAAACTGAACGAACTCGAAAACGGCGATACAGTCATTGGTGAAATCAATGCCGAATCTACAGGCGAAGGCGTGGAAAAGGAAATCAGCGATTTCTCAATTCACACTGCCAGCAAAGAAGATGGCTGCGACTATTATCCGATTGGATATAACGGCGGTTCACTGACCTTGATGCTGGACGGTCGTGCAGCCAATGATGATGGCATCAATATCGGCGATGCGTTCCTTGACGGCCTCTATTATTCGTCTGTCACTCCGGACAAATTCGACGGCTATCCAACTGACGGAGAACCGAAAGAGCAGTTCAACTTCCTGTATGGCTTGTTTGGCAATCCGTCCGGGCTTTATTGGACGAACAACGATTCTGTCGCTTTCGATTCCAGCAAGCAGTACCGTACTTTCGAGGATTTCCGGGATGCGCACTATGATGTCGAAATTGGCGACAAGAACTTCTATCTGGTTTGGAACTATGACGGCTATAGTGTTGTCGCTGCATGCAATGATACCTTTGACAGCGCCGATGTAAAAGGCACTGCCATTCGAGATGCCTATCTGTTCCCGAACATGACGGAAACCAAGTACCTGGTTGAGAATTCCGGCAGCCTGATTAGCGGTTATCTGGGTTATGGTGAAGCACCCGTCATCTTGACTGGTACATACGCATCAGTCAACAGTGATTCGACTGTCGAACAGGATACAAGCGCGGAAGAAAACACCGACGCTGAATCTGGTGACAATTCCACGGCGGACGAAAACGCTGAGTCCAGTTCCGATGATAACAGCGGCAGTTCGGAAAATTCCGATTCTTAATTCTAAAAAATAGTTATTGCGTATTCGTGCGAAACGCATACAATAAAAATTGTATGATAGATAACAGCACACATACGCTATAATTTCACAATTCTGAGAAGCAGACTATCCGTTTGGAGGTCTGCTTTTTTTGTTGGAATTTTGCGGTGCTTTGCTGACGTTTATCGTAACTAAACACTACAAGGAGAAATAAAAAGATGACCGTAACGAACACTGTAACAGAAACAGAACACTTAACTCCCCTGCGTTCCGCTGTAGAGCACATCAACTGGAATACTTTGTACCAGCAGAAAATGGCTCTCGAAGAAGTCTCTGACATGCTCTATGCCAAGAGAAAAGAGGATGACACGTTTGGCAAGGCTTCCGCCTGGCTCGAAAGCGTCATTGCACTCATGGAACGCTTGGGGGATGCAGCAGAAGAGGAAGGAAAGTTTAATTATCCCGAGCGGGACGAAAACGATGAACATCTGGATAACAGGTTCAATCATGTGTTGAATCAGTACCCGGATGTGGATATCTGACCAGTTCATATCAGGAGGACAATGATGCGGATTAACAGCAGTTGTGTGCTTCACAGCACCACGAGTCTCAACGCAAGAGTTCTTCCGCTCATTGGACGGGTCGGAACTCTTGAGCTGTCAAGCGGACAGCCTCTCGTATTCAAAACAACGACACCAAAACAGCAAGACATTCTGCGTACCAGCACGGTAAAAGCCATTGGCTTTGTAGGCAGCAGAATCTTCGTCAAAACCGAGCGAGGAACCCAATACACATTTGAATTTCAGTAACAACCAAGCGACCACTAATCTCATTTATTTATAGATTGGCGGCCGCTATTATTTTTATCAATTTGAAAGGAAGTTTTTATCATGAATTTCATCAATGCCGCCACCAAGAAAGAACGCACCCATGTAGAAGAAATCATCAAGTCTCAGCCTGTTATGTCTCATGAAGGCATAACTGCCACTGAGATTGGTATTTGCGGCAAGCAGAATCTTTTCATGGACGTTTATCGCCCGGATAACGATGCTGAAAAGCATCCGATTATCATCGATATCCATGGCGGCGGCTTGATTGCTGGCCGGAAAGAACAGAATCAAAACCTAGCAACCTGGCTCGCTAAGGAAGGCTATCTCACCTTTGTACCGGATTACCGTCTGGTCCCTGAAACCAACATCTTTGGCCAAATCACTGATGTCATCAATGCGTTTGCTACTGTAGCTGAACGTGCTGAAGATTTCGTCGGTGACTTGAATCAGGTCTTTGTAGTTGCCGACAGCGCTGGCGCATTCCTTGCCTGCATGGCAAGCTCTATTCTCCGATATCCTGTCAAGATGCAGCCGGTAGAGGACGAACTGGAAGAGAACGTACCCAAGGCAGCCAAGAAACTCGTCATCAACGCGATGGGCCTGCAGAGCGGTATGTATTACATCTACAAGGGCCAGGTAGGTTTGCTTCAGAACTACTATATGTCTAAGGGCTGGAAGAATCACAGTTATGCTGAGTTCATCAAGCCTGAAACCTATTCCAAACTCATCCCCCCGTGCTATATCTGCACCGGGAAAAAGGACTTTCTCAAGAAACAGACTTTTGGGTTTAAGAAATGCCTCGAAAACGAGCGCGTTCACCACGACTACGGTTTTGTTTCCAAGAGAGAAACGGTCCATGCTTTTGCAGCGCTCTATCCTGAGACTGAATCTGCAGTCGGTGTGAACCGTGAGATGATTCGATTCTTTGACACCTTCAAAAAATAACAAGGAGCATATTTTATGACTCACAACGAAATGGTTCATGGTCTCTGCACGAAGGAGACTATTATCGTACAGGACTTTGCTGAACTGATGCGATTCGCGCTCGATGCCAATGAAGAAGTCATCTACGACGGATGGATTAACGTCTACGTCCCTATCTGGTTTGATGCAGACAAAGCATTTGGCCTTGATTTGAACTCAGAAGAAAATGCAGATTGGATTAACATGTACATTGACTGGCATCCGGACGATACCATTCATGCCTATGTATCTTACTGCAACAGTTCTACTGATGACCCCGACTTTACTCTTGAAGTCATCATGAGCCCTCACCACCGGGAATTGTTCAATGCGTATTTCAAAGAACAGTTTAAGGCGGTTTATCAAATGAGTGTTAAAGAGGCGTGGGCCAAATATGGTGCAGCATAACAATAAGGAGATAAAACTATGGCACGGAAAGAAATCAAAATTTTCATGGATTCCAAGGAAGTATCCAACTTCCTGAAAGTCATTGACTGGTCCTGGCTGTTCACCTTCCTCAGTGAACGCTACAACGTCTCGCTGAGCCCCCGCAAAGAACTGAAAGAGCTGCACAATGGTGCAGCAATCATCAAAGTCGAATGGCCTGATGAATTGATTGAAAAGTGCGGGATGATGGCTGATGTATTTTCGTCGGTCAAGCTTGCCACGTTTGATTCGTGTTTCAAGCAAGTCGTGGAATACGATGAAGATAAATTCAATGAAGAACGTGAAGCATGGTTTTCCCATCCGACAAAGATATTCAGCTATCTTGATTGTGATGGCACCGTCAAGGAACGCACTCTTGCGCTGAACATTTCCCTTCGTTATACGCTGTATGACGGAGGCTATAATTTCGCAACACTGCTCTATGCGGTTTATTCCGACGTGAACGGCTGGACTGTACAGATGAAAAAGGAGTAATAGCAATGGTTGAAATGGCATTTAAGGTAAATCCCGGCACCACTTTCTACAAAAATTATTTCGCGACAAAGGAGGAAAAAGCGCATTTCATTGAGATTGCAAAGCAGTTCTTCGACAAATATTTCCCTGATGAGAAGCTTTCGTATGTTTTGAATGACCGACTGACTGTTGATTTGAAGCCGGAACTGCTCGCCAAATACGAGTCCCAGGTTATGAAACGCCGTGACGCTCACGGGTTTGTTGTCTTCAAGCAGCGTTCGCCCATGAACTGCCTGTGGGAAGATGAGGTCTGTAAGAACGTGAACGGCAAGAAATTCCTTGCCAACCAGTTCTGGTGGGCCGCCTTCAACGGTTCTGGCCGCATCACTACGGAGCTGTGGGATGATGAGCAGGGAAATATCTACGGATATTATTCCTGCGAATATGCAACTCGCAGCACCAAGGTTCCAGACACCGTTACGCAGATTAAGCTGAGTGAATATCACGCGGCTTGCGAAGCATACACGGAAGCCAAAAAAGCAACTGCTGACGCCGCTGCTACAGCTTGACGCTGCTTGCGATGCCGGTAAAATTGTGAATGTACGATAGATAACATCTGCGCATTTCAGCGCTCGTACAATTCACAAACTGATACAACTAGGCAGACTCATCACCACGATGGGCCTGCCTTTTTTGTTTACAGAAAAAGGAGAAAAAATATGAACACAAAACGAATCAAAGAATTGGCTGCACTGACCGATGGTGAACTTGCAAGGAAACTTCTCATCCAAGAGTTTGGCAATGACTCTGAAGCCCATTGGGGAAACAACGCACACGATGAACGTGTGATGGTTACTATCAGCCCAGACGGAATCGCTCAAAGAACCTGGGAAGCCGACCATTGGGTTCGACTTGACGAATTCGACAAAGACGGTTTCTATGCCCGTGAGATTTACGAGGGAAAATGGGTCGATGAGCCATTGCCCAAAAACGTCATTGCACGAAATGTCACAATTGCTGCACCGAAACCTATTCAGCAGGAATCCAAAGACACTGAAATTCTTCGAGCGGCACAAGTCCTGTGCAAGCAGCTGACCGGAGATGACACCTTTGGATGGAATCCTGAGCTTCTTGCACAGATTGCGGATTGCACGGCAGCTTTGCTTGCCACCAACGGAATCAGCTCTCATTTTCCGAGCGCCAATACTGAACCCATCTGCTCTTGGGAAAAGCCGGTCGTCGAATATCAGCGTCCGGATTACGCCCTGGAGTATGGTACTAACTACTAAAACGAGGAGGATATCATGGCAAAAAACTATTTTGGTGTCGTTCTGACCACCAAGGAACACGATAAATATCGTCTTGTAGTATACCGCTACAAGGACCCTGGCATCCTTAATACCTGCCCGATGTGTCAGCTGCTTCGGGCCATTCGCAAATTCCAGCAGGAATACGCTGAAATTCACCGCGAACATTGCAGCCGTATCCCGCCTCGCAAGTGGTACGAGCTTGGCAGAGTAATGCCGAGTATCGTTCTGCGGAAATACGGCCTGGAAAAGCATTACGAGATGTCATTTGAGCCGAGTCGCGTGCCTCCAGCTTCTGCGCTGAAGCTCATCCATGGTGCGACCGCTTCTAACTGGAAGCAGTACATCTGGTATGTCGATGGGGACGTGACGATGCTTGGCTAAAGACCATTGCACATTCGTGCGAGACCCATACAATTAGAATTGTACGATAGATACCAGCAATTGAAAAGGTGCTTTGCCTTTCGTACAATTCACATTTCGCTTGAAGGCGGACTTCCAATATCTGGAGGCCCGCCTTTTTGCGTACTTACAAAAAAAGGAGTGTAAATTATGTTTATCATCACAAAAACTTTTACCGATGACGAGGGCCATCTTTTCACAAAGGTAAATCCAAAGCAGTATTCCACTCCCGGAGAAGCATACGATGCTATGCGTGAGGATTACCTCAACGAGCTCAAAAGCCGAGGTCTTGAGGACAACGGCGGTTCCAATGAAGATGGCGAATCCTGCCCTGGCGGATACATCATCAGCGATGAGGCTCAAATCTACGATTTTGCCCAATACACCCCGTATGAGCAGCTTCTTCCTGCTGTTTTGTTCGGAGTCCATCGGATTGGTTAAGGAGAATCGCAATGGCTAATTATCACAAAAGAAACAGCATCCGTGCGGTCCAGTGGAACCCAGAAAACGCGCAGAGCTTCGAGGACATCAAGAAGCTGGTTGCCGAAAATCCAGGTCTTGGCTGGAAGGTGAGGGATAATATCATCCACAACTGCGTCACCATTTACAGTTTCGCCCTGGATGTGCTGCGCATCAAACCCTACGAATATCTGGTTGAGGGCAAGAAAAACAGTCTTTTCATCGTTCCGCCTGAAACTTTTGAACTCATGTACGAGTCGGGCGAAAGCAGAGAAAGCAGAAAGTGGTGAAAACAATGGCTGAATTTAAGAAACCTTACAACAAAGCTTACGGATTCTGGCATGTCACCACGGAAGGTGACTGCGAGGGCCGCTCCATCACCGACCTTGGTGTCTTTGAGGGAAATATCGATACCATCGCGTTGGCGCTCGCCGACAGGTGCTACTATTACACCCTCTATTTCACTGCCGTAGACCCCACCGCCTATGACAAGACTCCAAAAAAAGACGAAATCAACATTTCCATTTACGGCGCATCCGGCATGTACGACATGACAAAGGAAGAGCGTTTGGACGCGATGCGGAATATGCTGAAAGACCGCCCCGTCTTTGTGCGGGATGGCAACCACGCCGATACCTTCATCATCAGCACCAAGCAGGAATCGCGGGAAGAACGCAGGCAGAAGGTTCTCGATAAATTGACTGCCGAAGAGCGCGAGCTTCTCGGCGTTTGACGAGGTGGTGCGAATCATGAGGGACCGCAACCGGGAAATTTCGTTAATGCCGGAATTCGATAGCGAAGAGGCATTTGACGCCTATTTTGCAAAGGAAACAACAGCAGTGGCACCATATCGAGATAGGCAAGGGCGGCTCGTTCTGGACGATATCCATGACCTGCCTAAGGCCGTTGAGAAGGTGTTCGCCGGGCATCCAGAATTTACGCATACCTTTTTC